GTGGTTCGCAGAGTGCATCTTATTGGATCAATCAACCAGGGATCCGTGAGCAACCGGTAATACCAGATTCTGTCATGGTCATCAGTGGGATCGTCATTGCGAACATTCTTAGGTTCGAAAATGATTCCTTCATCCCTGTGGAGTTCATTCTTTCGCTGATTGTATGAAGATCCAAACATCCGGACCAGGTCATCATTTAAGATCCACTCTCGATGGTGATCCATCATGTAGCGGAGAAAGCGCTGCTTCTGGGTCAGTCGTGGTTTGATTTGCTCACTCATGAGTACAGCCCTGCCAAATGCTGATATGAGATCAGCATAATGATACCAAGTACAATCACGCCAATTGCAAACCACCAGGGTCTGTTGTCATAATTGGGCGGGGGTCCGTCATTTAAACCGAAACTGCGCATGTGGTGGCTCCTCTTTCATATCTTTTATGGATGGGAGAAAATTCTTTCCCCAGTAATTATCGATAGTGTCTTTATGAATAAAGACCTTGGGATTGCCCTTGCTGGTTATGAGATCTGGATGCTCATAAACTGAGATCAAGCCCTCCTTCACCAGGCGATACATCGAAGATTTTCCAATCCCTGCATATTTGGCCGCAGTTGGAATATCCATCCACTGGGCTGCATAGACATCGTCTAACTTCATGAGGTCGGAATGCTTCATCTAACCTGGCTAATCCACTGAGGGCAAATTTTTACCATCGTGGGGGCTGACTATGTTAGAGCGCTTTTGTGATGCAAGCACATGGTGTGCAAAGGCATCCAGCTCCAAATTATGGAAAATGCCCGCCATTGTGAAATGAGCGATATCGGTAAGTGGTCTGAACTCTATTCGACTGGTACCGTCATCATTGCGAATTTCATAAAGTTCGGCAATCCGTTTTCTCGCGGGTCGGGATCCGTTGGGTTTGATTGCTTTTAACATCATTTCCCCTTCACTTCTGCCTGGAGCTGGTCCAGCACGACGCGCATGTCATTGATTTGGCTTAGAATTGATGAGGCATTTCTGTTGGATTGAAGCTCATCAGCAATCTTCCCCAGGGATGACATGAGTGAGAACACCTCATCATCTGTGGATCCATTCAATTCAACTGCGGAAAGGATCCTGATCCGATAATGGTCACCGAAATAGTTTTGCATTACTGGCAGGAATTGTTTTGCACCCATGGCGTTGGTGAGAGAAACCAGTTCGTGAGCATACGGGGGTACATCCCCTTGCCTGATCTCATACAGTCTAGAGGGACTGAATTTGCCTCGTGCCAAGATGGGGGCTCTTCGCGCGATTTGATCATGGCTAAGGGGATGCACGTGGATGCAGGAGGTTATTTCTTCATGTGGTAATAGCTGCCGAATATCATCAGACATACGAATCTTCTCCAAATTTAGGTGTGTTGTTTTTGACCCAAGCGATATAAAATATGACCAATGAAGGGTACATTGGATTACTCCCTAATTTTGCCCCCTACTTCCCGGCAGGGGGCATTTTTTATGATTTGTCTGACAAAAGTTGTAAGGCGGTGCTCTCTCCGATACCAGGAACCCGCATCAATCGATTGTGCATGTAATCATCCAGGAGTAATCTTATGAGGGCTGCAACGGATCGTCGTTCCACCTTTGCGGCGAACTCATGAATCGCGTTAAATTCAGCCTCAGTTACGTTTGCACCTATCCATGGTTTCTTTTTGTTTCTCACTTTTTTGCACCTTGCTTTTATAGGACTTATATTATCTTGCTATGAACGGTGTGGGTTTTTTGATAAGAAATCGCCCATCGACGATGTTTCGTCGCTAAAAACAAAGGGCGTCAGGTCGTTTCCACGACCTATATCCGGGTGGATAACCGGATGAAGACAAGAAGTGACATTAGGGGACCAACCCTCTGGGAGTCCCAGCAGAAATGCCCTCCAATGGAGTGAACGAATGCTGCCAATTGTCATTCCTGATGAGAGTGATCAACTCTCGGGATAGTGGTAGCAACGCCACGATAAATAATGCTGAGTCCATTAAAATGAACTCGGGATCCTGAGTTTTAATCAATGGAGTAATCCAATGTTAAAATTCAATCTTGCTATAGAAATAGATGTTCAGTTTTTCTGGGGCCTAATCCGATCAATTGGAAATCTGTTTCTATAATCCACTGGGTCTGGGGTGGTTTTCCACCCCTACCCGCACCATAATTCAAAGAGCGATGCAGGACAATTCCTGCTTGTTCAATGATAATATAGGTGAGTATCAGTCAAGAACCTAATACTTAAAATCCCTCGGCCTTTAAAGCTGTGCCGGTTCGATTCCGGCCCCGGGTACACCTTCCATAGATTGATATTATTACACTTACACTTATTAAGTTGATCAGGTATATTGGGATATATGCTGCATGAATTATGGAGCTTCATTCCCATAATGACCCATAGTTACTACAGGGGTGTAGTAAAACGGTAGTAAATATTTAAACATATTCGTGCCCAACGATCCGGACTATCCGACCTCGCTGCATGATTTCCATGACTTCAAACTTTTGAGATGTCCAATTGTATCCACCTGCATTGTGGGTTACATCAATCACATCTCCACGTTCCAGTATTGTCCCCTGCAGATTTGTTTCGAATATCACTCCCAGATCATGATCCTTCAGCATTGATAATAAGAGGTCATTTTGATTGCCAGCGCTGGTAGCATCCTTTGTCGAATAATTTTTAATTAACTTTAAGAGCGTTCCATAATTGGTGATGCTGGTGGCATCGGATGCAATATCATTCTCCTGGAGCTTACCTGATGTTGGATTCACGAAATAATCCATACTCAATCGATTGAACACTTCACTCATGTCAATTTTGAAAACCTGCAGGGATCCCTTGATGATGTTAGCAGTTGTGAAACTCTTTACTGAGGAACCTCCCGTCTCAAACCTGGCAACCTTCGGAACACCAGTTGAATCGGGAGTATATGAGATAGCATTTACCTTACATAGGTCATTGATCCACTCGCCTAAATCAGTTTTCTCGTAGATAACCAGATTCCCGACAATACTATCGGCATCAAGATCTGTGGCCACGGTGTCAAAAGAAGCAGTATTTGGTGTAATACCAGCGTCTTCACGGAGTAACGATTCAATGATACCAGCATGGTTCTCTATTGTTGAGCCACTCAGGGCATTATCAGGGTGGTTTGTGCGTCCTGTTATCCAGGATCCATATTCACGACCTGACCCCTCGATGTAAATATCCAGAGGTTCACCCTTCTTGTACTTAACCTTCTTGTACACCTCATATATTTTTCCAGTGTGCTTCCCAATGGGATCCACATCTGCGACACCATTTAATTTACATTCAACACCTTGAGCGACTTCCGCAGCGGTTGCTGATCCTCCAGAGTAAGTAGTTGCAGGGTAATAATATAAGGCAGATTTATATTCGACTGAGGCACCATCAACAGTGAGATCCCTGCCAGCGTAAACAGACCCAACCGTTGAAAGAGATGTTCGGGCATATACTTTTATCTCAGAAATATCACCATCAGCCACACTGGTCTCATAAGTTGCAAAGTCTATAGTGAATTTTGATTCTTGAATTGACGCAAGAGGGATGATATCTTCGGCATACAACTGTGCGTAATGCGAATCACTATTTGATTGATCACATGCATATGCAGGATCATTGACGGTACTATATGGTGGATTTTCAGACTCCCCGCTTACCGACCCATCACCAAAAACGTAATCATACAAATCCGGATCTGTATCTATCTCAACCACTGCAATTCCATTCACCGTTGTAAAGGTGTGGGTGGCGACCATTACCATCCTTCCCAGGGTAGGATCGTATGCCCACACATTATCGATACTGGCTGAATCAGGACCATCCCCTACAATGATTCGTCTTTTTCCGGCGATTACACCTCCGTCAATCCCCTTAATCAAACTATGTTGACGATCAAACGAGGTCAGTGATGCAGTGATATTGCAGTAATTCCAGGTATTGTTCCCATAAACGATTGGGACAGGACGACCAACGCTTTCCTCTGGCGCAGTAGGAAAATCACCTAAATTTACAGTTTCAGTGGGGATCTCGACCGTTGGTAATGAATCCTCCTGAACTGCGAGCTCAACCATCGAATCACTGACCTTGAAATTTGAATTTATCTTGCCAGTATAAAGCAATAGATCGTCTGAAGGGGTGAGCCCAGAGAAATGCTCATAGATGGTCACCCGTTTATTGCCCCACACAACACTTTTATAGGTGCTGAACCAGTCATCCAAATTGCCAATCATGAGAGTAATATCGCCAATTACACCTCCACCTCTCTCCCTTCTAGTTTTAAGGGAAAGAGAAAGAGTATTCATTATCCGAGCATCATAAACATTCGAATCCTCATCAGTATATGCCCTGTCAGAGAGGTACACCGTGCCAGCATCAAGTTCTATTTGAACCAACAATAATGGTTCGTTATACGCCGCCGCAATCCCATTTAAATAATCAGTAGGAGCAGATTTCACAATTCCTCCTCCAGGATGATATCAATATCAAATTTGCTTTTTACCTGGGTGTATTTGAATGGATTCACCCAGCGAACCGTGTGGTACGTCGCATCATAATGTTTATACACAAAGGTTCGATAGGATTTGTCTACCTGGTCGAAAAAGGCTTCCAGGTTATCAATCACATCTCCATCAATCCCCCGGAAGTTCAACTCGTATCCATCTCGCTCCTCACCAATCTTCCTACTTAAAAGCTTGCCACCTGAGTTTAACTGGTACTCAACATTATATTGAGTTACCGGGTCCAGTGGCCGCATGGGCCTTTTGTCGGTAAGCCGCCATGTCACAGACATAGTTGGACTCGCCTGATTCGGATAGCGAAGAATGATGATTCCTGTTAAAGCCATTAGGGGATATACTCCTGAAGAATGATTTGCCCCTGGTAGCGTTCAAATGATTGAGCGTTGAATTGAGAGCCATCAGCCAGGCACCTCACAACATAAGTGGGGTATGGGTAGGGTCGGTAGCTGGTAAAAATCAGGCGAGTGTCAGGTCCATCAATAGTATCGAAAAAAGTTCTCAGGGTAGCAGCCTCAGTGGGTGTCAGATGTTTTAAATTGAATATCCAGTGTCGGAGCCTGGTCCCAAGTTTGTATGCCATTCGACTAAGATCATCAAATTCAATAAGTTCAATGGGGACATCCTTGGTGTATACCACGGATTGTACATCCTCGTTGTTCCAGGATGCAGTTGAACCAGATGGGTAGATTTGCAACTGCATGGCTTTTACCTGACGGCCAGCTTGATCTGATTCCTCGTGGCCAGATCATCCAGAACAGGAGCAATCGAAACCTCGATCATATCCTTGAGCTCTCCCTTGAGCCGAATCTCCAGTACTCCATTGATACCTGCGGATCCGCCACCGACAACGCCACCTTGAGCATAGCCAGGACCATTTTGGCGCATCCGTTCTACAACATCTACCCCACCCCAGCGCCTGATATCGTCCTGGCTCCAAACATCTTCACCACGGTGAACAATACCCGCTGGTTCATATTCCCCACCATAACCAGTGAAACCTCCAGAATCGAATCCAAACAGATATTGTAGAAAAGAGACCCCACCAACTGCAGCGCCGGCGCCCCCGCCTGTAAAAATATTAAGAAGCCCATAAACAGCAGCCTTGGAGAGTAGCTGCGCTGCAATAGCCCGCAGAGAACTCACCACCGCATCGCCCATATCCTGGCCGTATATTGCTGCTTGAGCTAAAGAAGAAGCAAATTGATCTGTTATCGGGATAACCGCATCTAAATAGTTGACTGATTCCTTGACTGGCTTCGGTAGGTCTTTGAATTCTGTAAGATAACCTCTTAAATTGGAGATATCCAGATTGTCATCAAGAGCCTCAACTTCTTCGTTAAGTTCTTCCATCGAGTATGCAGTCGCTCTTAACTGCTTTTCCAATGCAACCATCTCCTCATCATGTAATTGCTTCAACGGTCCTAGTGTTCCATCAATCAATCTTAACATGTTTTGTAGAGCAGGGATAACTGTCTTTTTTGTTTCCCCTAGTTTACCCAAGTCCATGCCCAAAGTTTCAAGAGCATCACCCCACTGAAGTGAGCCAATTTTACCCGCTTCAATTTCCTCAATTAGCCGCTGGATACCCCCAGCCTGTGCGCTAAGTTTGCTCGTCTCGGTTCTAGCGTTAGACATCGCATTTGCAACGCCCTCCCACCAGTCGGATCCAGGAGCCCCTGAAAGGATATTCGCCCAAGCCTCCATAGATAGCCCAAGCCCTTCCATGATCCGGCCCACTACTGGCAGCACCGCCTCGCCTAATGCCACTGTGGCGTTTTTAAAATTGGCTGTATACCGTGCAAACTTGTCAGCCTCGGCATCTTGGACACCACCCATTTTTTCAATATTAGCGATACCTACTTCAAGACCTTTATTGATGAATGCGAGTTTTCTCTCTTCATCGTCGAGTTGACTCGCAGTTTTCCCAATTGATTCAGCGTATTCTTCATTGGCCCTGGTCCCATCAAATAAAATACCCAAGTTGTCCAACATTAGCTTGCTGCCCCTACCTAGAGCAACCACAATTGAATTCAACATAAAATCCATTGATTGCCCGGTTGCTTGGGATGCACTTCTGGCAATCATAAGCATCTCATCAAATCGTTCTAGGGGCAACCCCAACAATGCCGCTGAATTATACTGCTGCATTAGTTCCATCTCGGAAATAGTTCCAGCGACTGCTTCCTTCATGGCAGTTAACATTTTGTCTGGCTCTTCAGCCAGCTGATTGAATGATCTGCGAACAACTTTTGCTTTTGCACCTAAGTCAGCCAATTCCACAGTTCTCTTGGCAATCTCCATGATTGCCAGCCCAGACAAAAATGCAGTTGCAGAAGACTTCATTGAGTTGAAAGAACTGTTGAATTGGGCCTCAGTGTTTTTAACACCTTTGGATGCCTTATCCTTGTATAGGAGTTCAAGAGTTGCTTTGGTTACCGGGGTACTCATGTTACTAATTCGCGTCCTCTCTTGCTATATCTGCCAACTCACCCTCTACAATGGTCACCATACCCCAGTCCTGAATACTCAACTGATTAGGGCTTAATACGGCGCCGCCCCTCTTCAGGGTAATAATGTTGAGTAGTGAGGAAGTGTATTCCATTATCGGCTCATACTCCGGGACGGGACATTCCTGACAGACAGGCAACATCTCCGAATGATCTGCCGTGAAGAACTCACATTTAAAACAACCAGCTGCTTCATCTGCTCCACCTAAAAGGAGTCTAACTGACTCCTTTACTTTTTTTTTAAGGAATCAGCCCCATTCTCCGCATCTTCAACACTCTCGGCAATCTCGGCCCTGTGTTCTTTTGGTAACACCCGGAGGGCAGAAGGCTGTCTTAAACCATGGCCAAATACGTGCTCAGCCAACTGAATAAGGTGATGGCCAGCCAGTACCTCCAGATGCGTTTCCCATTTTTCAACTTTATTATTTAATGTTGTCCAGGCATACTTTGACCCCTCATGTTCTACCTCACCATCAGGGCTTTCTTCCAGGTATTCATACCCTTCGCAATTAATCAGTATGTCCAGAGCACTATTGATCATCTTTTCTTTTGAGATGCTATTTATCACAGTTTGAATTGCATCTTCGGGAGACTGCTTCGCTGCTTCCAGGGCTGCGAGATTTAATCCCCGCATTTGGAACGCCAGGCGTTGCTCAGTTGTGGGGGGTGTATAGGTCAGGACACACCTTTCCCCCTTCTCAACAATTTCAAACTGCTGTGGGAGGTGGCTCAGTCGAAGTGCCATATCACCTACCCTGCATATGCTGCTTGGGCGTTGTACACATCAAGCAATGCTGAACCATAAGCCGCACTCTCCATCACCTCAAACTCTATTGGGCATGTGATGGTGTCGTTTGGCCCACCGACTGGGTTGGCATCTTTGATCTTGAGCTGTGGGAAAATCAGATCAAAACCATAATACTGAGCACCACCAGCTGCAACCAATGTCGAGTTGTAACTTTCAATCTCAAATGACAGCGCTTGTTGATTTAGGAAGTGATCAACTTCAGATCCGCTTGCATCAAACTCAAGGGTGCAGTTGAAGGATTGGTTCCTTCTGCCTCGTATCGCTCGGGAAAGAACACCAGCCCCATTAAAGGCGTAACATTCATCCAATGGAACATTGTTGTTGTACCCCCAATTAGCATCAATGATTCGTGCGGTGATATCACTCAGGGTAGACCCCAGGTCAGATGTGGTTTTGCTCTGGGTTGATGGATCCCCAAATCCTCCAGTTGAATACCACACTTTGGCATCACCGGCTCGCATTGGGCTTTCAGACACTACAGCTGCGCTCCCGGATCCAGCAGCGATTGTACCTGAACCAAAGCCTGGTGCAGAGATATTCCAGAATCCTTTTCGGGCAACTGAGAGGGTGAAACCATCCAGGAAACAACCCGTGTATTTTTTGTAAAAACCCGAGGTCACATAGTCATGGAAGGTAAATGAAGGTAGATCAAAGCCACTCTGGGGGGTGAAGGAGTGCTTGTAGCTGGCAAAGACACCTTCCTGTGCGCTGGCCACTGAACCCATGGCATACGCAGCGATAAATGCCAGTGTGGCAGGTCGGCATTTTGACTGCGTTAATTCAAACGCTGCACTCTGAGCGAGCTCAAAAAGCTGAGTAGATTCTTCAAGACCCCCGATTTCATCCAGGTCGTTTTCCATTTCCTTTTTGACTTTCACCGGTGGGCTGGTAAGTCTCAGCTCAGTATCTATTGTCTGGGCACTATCATAGGTTGCTTCTTTTGAATTGGCCGATACGTATACCGCCCTATTGTGTCCTCTATACATTTTCGACCTCCATGTATATTATTAATTCCATATTTGATGTTACGATCCAGGCGTCTCCCTCTTTAACCGGTTCACGCCAGACCACATTGAATGATCCATTGTCAATATCCAGAGCATTCCCTGCCAGGATGGTCCCACTATCTTTCATTTCTCTAAAAACCCTTCGGATCTCAGAGGTAATTCTTTTTGCCAGTGTATCCAGTGCTCCTGGATCCGCACCAGCTGTCACGACCTCGATCAAGCAGGGAATCTGAAAATCAAAACTTAAATTCGCAGTTTGATCAGTGGGTACCTCATCGGATCCACTGAGTATCAGCACTCCAATTGCCGGGAGTTCATGCTTGGCAAAAGCGCTGAATTCAGGACGAATCTTCTCCTCGATTGTCATCACAACAGGAGTACCACCCTCAGGATCCAGATATGAGTCTGCCTTTAATGCAGTGACAACAGCCGCTTCAAGTAGGTTGATTTCGTTCGACATCATGCACTCACATATTCAATAAATCGTTTTCTAAACTCACGAGGATCCTGCGGGTCCTGGAAAAACAACCACGCTCGCATCCTCTGTTGAAATTTACCGTATGACAACCCACTACGTAGAATGAGCTTATCCCTGGTAATCAGAGTACCCAGACTGCCACCCCTGGAGAGCTTGCCTGCATCCCTCATAATATTTGTGCTGGATGTCACCCTTTTGCCAGAAGCGCGTTTACGACCCTTCACAGATCCCTGGCCACGGACTTTTTTCACACCACCATGGGCTGGTATTACTGTCCCATCCATCCTGGTGTACTGTGGGGCCAACCTTTCCCAGGTAACTCCTCGATAGCTGCCGCCATCACTAAGCTTGTCAAATGTATCCCGCGTCTTTTTAAGGATGATATTCCGGGCAATCTTAAAGAATGGACCAATATTGGTAATTCGCTTCCCTAACCGCTTCAGTCTGGGAGTAATATCATCCTGTGAGATAACGAGCCTGGCGTCCATGATCTACCAATCCCATCCGTCAAGAGTGCCAGCATTGTCATCCTGGAGAGTCCCATCTGCATCATAACGACCCTTGCTGATTGTTGGCGCAATTCCACTCATATTGTGGGTAATGTCTGAGCTTACGCCCAGAGTCGTACCGTCAGGATCGATCACCTGCAACTCACCCTCGCGGATCTGATTGAGTTGACTCTTGGCATTTGATTGGAGGATGGCATAAGTTGGTGCTTCACCAGTATTGATAATGCGTCCCATGTTTTTGAGACAATAGGAAACAGCCAGCTCCTGGGTGATCTGCTCAATGATTGCCGGGATATTGTCCGGATCAAACTTTTGAGTACTGGAATTGTATGCTGCACTAAACTTGCTCCCTACAGACCCATCCACAATTGCAGTAGCCCTCATGATTCGAGCCAAGATGAAAGCACTATCCATCTCGGATGGCAGGCTGTCAGGGAGATCACCCTGACAGCCTGCCACTGTTGCGTAAGGTTGTAGAGCCATGAGGTCACCTAATCAGCTTTAGGGTTTAATGGTTTTGGTTTGGCAATTCCGCGTCTCAGTAATGGATGCCCTTTGGGTAAATCACGGATACTGCCCTTTTTCAGTTTCTCAGAGGGCGAACTACCCTCTGAGAATTTCACATCCTTGAGGATAATGCAGCGCATTATTCAGGACCCTTCTCAGCTTCTTCAGCTGCTTTGGCTTCTTCAGCTGCTTTGGCTTCGAGAATTATTGAAATCAAACCGGCTTCCTTCGTTTTTGAAGTGAACCCAAGCTTGTTCTCTTTGCAATACAGCTTCAGCTGTGGGACTGAAAGTTTCTTCAATCCAGCTTTGGTGAATTCAATCTCTTCAGGAAGAGTGACGGAATCCCCTGCCTTTACTTCCTTGGCCAGATCATCTTTGATGGCGGCTTTGGCATTGGCTGCATCCATCTCCAGCTCAGTATCAGCCAGGCGAGCTACACCGTCGTACCAGATGTTTGCTGTTAATTTTACCTTCATGTTGTCCTCGCTTTCTAAATATCAGGGTGAGCCGAGGCTCACCCTGATAGAGGGTTTCTATCGCAGCTTATGCAATGGCCGCTGTGATCAGATAGCCAGCACCGACAGCAGTGATCTTCTTATCGAAGTTCATCTCTGGCTCGATGGCTACGCCACCTTTACCGATGGATGGTTCATCCCACTTGGAGACACTGATCATCTCTGCACCTTCATCCTGCCATGAGAAAGTGTATCCCATGGAGATGGTCTTCAGTCCAGGAGCGTCAGGGACATGAGCAATGATGATATTCTTACCCCAGATAGGAGCGAGAACGGCGGTCTGTCCGATGTTGGCTGAATTGTAGCCAGCACCTGCTTCAATCACACGGAGACCCCACAATACAGGGGGAAGTCCACTACGAGTAATCGTGGCTGGATCCGTATACTTCAGCACATCCTTCACGTGTGGATGCAATGCGAGCTTCTGAGCAACCGCATAGGGAATCAGGGCCACATTAGCCTCGCGAAATGTGTTGGCATACACAGAGACCTTGCCTGTCTCAAACACAGTCTGTGGCAATGAATTGGTATAATCGCTGAATTGGCTGGTACCTGAAAGCGTGACATAATTCGTCAGGTTAGAAGTGTTGGTCAGATAACTGGCCACTGAATACTCATAATCCAACAGAATTTTATCGGTAAGGAACTCAGTCGTATCCATTTCGGGATCACCAAAGTCGCTGTTTTTACGATCCTTGTCAGTCACGTAGTCATGCAGGGCATAGCTCTCACAATAGTAAGACTCCTCGGAGAGCGAGTAGCTCGCCCGGTTGGACTTCGTTTTATCCTGCCTGCGAGAATCTGAACGGGTCAAATTCTCTTTTCCGAACTCATAATACTTGTCGGACTGTTTGCCCACGCGGACCACGGGCATAATCTGGGTAGCAGCATACCCAGTTGCTTTGTTTCGATATGCCACCGAGATGTTACTCAGAGCGGCATCGATATGTCTTTCACTTGGTGAACGCATGTTTTACCTCGCTATTCTTTCAAGAGAACATTAATAATTAGAGTAAGAGTCTAAGGAACCAGGGCTATGCCAGAGGCACGTTGCCAGGGTTCACAAAGACTTCGACCAGGTCACCAGCAGCGGTGGCGGCTTCAAGAGCACGTCCAACTGGGAAATCGCCAGAAGCGGCGGTATCCAATTCACCGTTGGTGTCGGCTGCCTGAAGGACATCATCCTTGCTGAATGCGCCATCAGCGTATCCTGCACAGACACCGAGCATACACACGGCTACATTTTTGCCAATTGCCACTGTTTCAAGTGCGATTCCAATAACTTTGGCTCCCGCAGCAGCCGGTGGTTTTACCTGCCCTGCACTGGTTCCCAGTACAACTGCTTTGCCCAATGTGATAGCGGCTTCAGCGATAAAGGTCTTGACCAAGATTGGTTGTTCAGTAGGTTGCATTTCAACCTCCCTTTTTTTGAATGGTCATACCGACCATATTCAATTCAATAAAATCACAATCAGATGGATGCTTACTCAGCAGCCATCTCTTTTTTTACAGCAATGGTCGCCGTTTTGAGATCGACCTTGTTCTCCTCAGAGTATTTCTGAGCAGCTGCGGCGATCACCTTGCTGGCTTCCTGTGGATCCTCGGGGAGCTCTGAAGAGTGCTGATTGTGTTGTCCTTCGGCAGTCTCACTGAATTCGGCGTAAAGCGTTCCCGCTTCGGCACGTGCAGCGATATCTTCCATCAGGGCATCCACAAAAGCACCAGCTGAGACCTCTTCACCATCTTCAGCGAATCTGGCAATGGGGTTCTCATCTTCAAGTTGCTCACGAATGACCGCATAGCGATCGACAACAACAGGAGCGAGTCCGGCTTTTTTGAGTCCTTCACAGAAGGTTTTTATGCCATTCTGACGCTGGACAACAGCCACCTTTTTCTGCTCTTCCTTCATTTCATTGTACTTGGTGATCGCCTCTTCAGGTGATACACCATGTTTTTCGGTGAAGGTTGCAATCGCTTCCTGAGAACCGGCTGCTTTGGCCGCATTTACTTCGGCTTCGGTATAGGTTTTCACGGTGGATTTCTCCTTTGGTTTGAGAGAGGTGGTGTCAAACTTGTGGATCTGCTTTTTGACATCAGCCTTGTCCTCATAGAGGGCAAGATGGTCGTCCAGAGAACGAATTTTCGGGATGTCGGCGCCTAACAGAGCTACACGCCACAGCAGATTTCCATGAGTGTTTCCATCACCATCTGGATAATCGTTATATATTTCAACTGATTTTTTGAGCAGGGCTTTCTTCTCAATAAGATCTGCTATCAGTGTTGGAACATCAGTGAGATCCGCAAACAGCTTTTTACCGTCGCGGTATAGCTTGGAAATCCATCCAGCTGCAGGGAGGCCTGACTTTTCGAGAAGGTCATTATCATCAGCATGACCAACAACCAGCGGCACATCATGGTCCTGGCTATTGAAGTTAGCGATCATGGTATCCAGATCGTCCTCATCATATTCAGGGGATTGAGCGGTGCCAGCTGTGAAGATGTGAACACCAGTTGCATCCTCATAACAATCAGCCATGGCATCACTGACCTCATACTTAATGGGATGTTTCTCATACCATTTCTCACAGGTATCCTGGTCCTGGAAAATATCCTTGTCAAATCTGACAATGACCGGTTCCCAAACTTCATCCTTCAAGCCGAGAATGACGGTCACTCCAGAGCTACCTGATGGCCAGTGGTACTTGAATTTCCCATAATCACTCACTTCTTCGATGATCATCGTGATACTGTATTCATTGTCGTGAAATTTCATGATAGTCTCCTAATCAGCCGGTAGGCTTTTAAATGGATCCACTATTGCCAGTGGCTTTCTGTAGTTGTAAGGGTTAAGCCGCACCTTGGCATTCCGCTCAAGGGCTGCTTCAATTGTTTTGGTATGTCTGTTTCCTCCACCCGCTTCAAGGATGTGCCATGGTGTAATCATGAAACCTACGTGAGAAATGGCATCCAGAGATTTGCCATAGAATACCAGGCACCCTGCGTTGGGGCTCTCTGTTTTATATTTGAGATATTTCTCGTACATCATGGTGGATGAGAGATCATCTTTGAGGCCAATTATTCCGATCTTCCTGAAAATGGCCACTACCAGCCCGGAACAATCGAGACCATGCTCGTCGTTACCAGCCCAGATATACGGCACCTCTTTTTCCATGAGGTACCAGGCGTATTTAATGGCGATCTTGAGGAAGGCGGCTCTCATTTCATGTTGGCCTTAATCTTATCCAGGAGTGCATTATCAAAATCACTCTCGGTTGAATCCACATACTTTTGAGCGAGCTTGAAGAATGCGAGCTTTAGGATTTCCTCTGAGAAAACAGCTTTAACAATTGCCGCAATAAGAGTTCTGGCGAATATGCGAACCACCGGAATAGCATAACCTCCAGCCAGTAGTGCAAGGGATCCCGTGATGGCTTTCCAGTTGTCTTCAATGAATGATCCTGCTTTGTCGAATACTCCGGCATATACAACAGGTACCAGGGCGAACATAATGACCAGGATGATAATTAGTTTTTTCATGACCCACTCCTTGTTTTCAATAATTCTTTAACATCCGATCGCAATTCATTGACCGCGTCTGTCAGTGCTTGGATATCTTTTTTCAGCCCCTCTTGGCTTTGGCCATAGAGTTCCTTTGAAACAAAAATTTCGAGCTTTTTATCAAGAGGCATATGGATATCGTGATCTTCCCGGTGCCCAGTATTTTTAGCGACCTCCTGCTCAATAATCGGGATCTTAACAGTTAATGTCCCATTCATTTTCACAGAAGACCTGAGGCTCCCCCAGGCAATACCCGTGATTAATGCATACACCACCATCTGGATCACGAACTGAACATTAAATGCGGCCCTTATATGACTCATGATGGATTCCTTTTCAACTTTTGGAAAAGATTGTCCATCACAGCGCATAACCATTTGACAATTTTGTATTTATAGAGATACTTACCAAAAACGAAGTGCAGCGGAGAATGATAACCAGGCTCTCCGATCTGGCGGGTGTGCTGATACAAATCATCATCCCGAATGATCGCCCCAATCACATGGACAACAAGCCCACCCCAGAAGTGACCCATAAACACCATGATCCAGCCCACCAGCTTCAGAAAGCTGCCCAGGTACCAGTGGTGCCATTGATATGGATCCATGCGGAGGAACATATTTCTACCTCACGTCAGGGTGAAATAACGGTTAATTTTTTTAATGGTCGTCATGAATGGTATCTCAGACCCATATCTCTCCATTTGGCCGATTAATACATCCGACCCGGTGAAGATGATTTTGGTCTCGTTTTCTAGTTCATATTGCAATGTTAAATACTTCCCTGATTCATTTTTACTGTACTGACTCTTTTTTATCCTGAAACCAGTTACAGTAATCGCTCGATTCAGAATCTTTTCGAGCTTGTCCTTTTCCCCGTCTAAAGGGGTCTCCTCCGTTGAGAACTCTGAGAACTGTTTCACGCAACGCTCAGAACCTCATCGGCGATGACCTTGCACCCGGCTACATATTGGCGATATTCCAAATATGCGGGGTCGTTATGGTCCAAAGCCGTAAGCGCAAACTCATCATTGACATCGTGCTTTGCTCTAACCAAGGCGTCAATGATACTTTTCCTTGTTAAAGGTGTCACCACTTCAACATAATCATATCGGTATTGAGTCTGAGGAGGCCCTTCCATCTGTTCTGCCTCGACCTCCGCAATACTATAACGGATCTGTGCCTTGCCGTTTTTGTGCGCAATCCGCTCTGGGGATGTTAAACTTTGGCCCTTACCCATAATTGACTCCATATTTTTTTACAAGATTAAATGAATCCGCCCACTTGAACCAACCCCAATAACTCGGGATAGACTCCCGCTTGTTCTTTTTAGCCTTTAACTTGAATCGTTGGACTATTGATTTTCTAACCAGGGTGTAACCGTGGAAGAATCTGTATCCCAGAAAATCGACGCCCCTGACATCGACAGGGAACACCTGCCAGTTTGATTTTAAGTTCAGCTTTAAATCGTTGGCCAGGTAGGACCCGATTAATACCCTCATTTCGTGCAAAGATTGTTTATCCCTAGTAAGTAAAACCATATCATCACAATATCTGAAGTAATATTTCACCCCCAGCGATTCCTTTACCCAATGGTCAAGAGTCGATAAGTAAAGATTCGCCAATATCTGGGACAAATAGTTTCCAATGGGGAGCCCCTTGGAGGAGTCGATAATCTCATCCAAAAGCCAAAGCAAGTTTATATCCTTGATCTTGATTCTGATAATGCGTTTAATTATCTCGTTATCGATTGAGGGATAAAACTTTCTCACATCGAGTTTTAAACAATATTGTGTATTCTGGACATCCTGCATTGCCGTTTTAACCCGACGGACGCCCTTGTGGACCCCACGACCTTTGATTGAAGCCCAGGTGTCAGCAATAAGATGAGATTCCCATATCGGCTCAACTACATTCATGATTGCATGGTGGATGATCCTGTCTGGAAAATAGGGGAGTTTCGAAATCTCTCTGACCTTGCCATATTCGTTCCGGGTCATTGTTATATATGGCGAGTTTTTGAATGTCTTGTTGATAAGCATGCCCCTGATCTTTTCCAGGTATTCATCTGGTTTTGAATCAACCATAATCACAGCCCTATAATGATGCTTGCCACGACTGGCGCGCTTATGTGCTTCGCGAAGATTGTCCATCGAACAGATGTCATCGTATAGGTAGCCGTGTCGTTTCATGTGCTTGATTGTCCCGGAACTTTCGACACCATTGGCCCTACTAATACCCATTGGGATTGGTTTTGTGTTTTGCCAAGAGGCAAGGTCTTTGCGGTCATAGCTTCAAGCATAGCTGAGCCCCGATGTTCACATTGTTAATCGAAGAGGCGTTATTCGTATTCACGTAGAAAACGCCTGCATTCGAACCGTTATTCGCATTACTGCCGAATAGGAGCACCTGCTCCCGCAAAAACCCGTAAAAATTTAGAAGCACAGCCGAGCCCCGACGTTCACATCGTAAATCGAAGAGGCGTCAGCCGTATACACGGAGAAAACGCCCGCAAGCGAACCGTAATTCGCAGTACCGCCGAATAGGAGCACCCGCCAGCCAGAGGCTTGGTAGTAATAATCGGTAATCTTGGTCGAGCTTGACGCCCCCACAGACGCAGGCAAAAACCCTCGTCTTATTTGTTCAAGTGTATCTTGATACCCGTTTGCGTTGGCAAGCACTACA